AGAGTGCCAGATGCTTGACCATGACATGGCTTCAGCTATTAGCCCACTCACTTCCCCACCCCCACCGGCTCACAATCAATGATCCGCGCTTCCTCTGGCAGAATCTCAAGCGCCTTGTCCATAGCCTCGCTGAATGACGATGCCAGCACCTTCACGCGCTCAAGGCTCGTGCATTCAACGGGTGTCCAGTAGATTGCCCACATCTCGCTCACTCCTCAATTCTTAGAATCCCCGGCTGTATCGCGGCTGGGGGCTACCGCGTGGGCTGCAAGGCTCGGATACGTCCTCATCCGCCCAATCCGCTGCATCGGCGTTCGCCTGACTTCGCGGTGTGGTGGCCGGTGCTGACCTCCGGCTTGCCGATTTGGATCGCGTTCTCCCCCACTAAGCGGATCAGGCATAGGGTTACAACGTCGGCTATTCCATTAGCGCATCAGCCTGCGCATTCACCACAAAACGAACTTTACTACATCACCACCGATCAGCAACCACTATCCGACGAACGGTCAAATAGCGCATTGATCGTGATTGGCGCAACGCCTCGCAGCACTTCCAGCGCGGCCTCGGCAATTAATCGATGCTCTTTCTGCGTAGCCTGGTCGGTGCGAACTTGCAGAAAGTGAATCCACGAGCGAATGGTGCCGCTGACGTACATGCGCGATGGTGTCAGGCCTTCCGGCAGCAGGGCGCGGGCTTGTTCTTTGGCGATGCCAGCCTCCAACGCGCGCTTATATAGCTGACTGGCCTTCATGTAGACCAGTTCTTGGCTAGTTGCCCACCATTGCTCTGTCGCCTCATCTGCGCACTCCAAACTGTTCTGCCGGTTCTTTGTGTCTTGCATCCGGCATTCGCGCTCAATCATGTCGCCCAGCAGCGACACATCCGCATAGCGCTGGCTGAACTCCTGAAACGAAAACGACCGATGCCGGAGAATCTGCCGCGCAATGTCTCGCGTCGTGTTGATCTCAAGGCAGGCCGATGCCATTTCAAACACGCTCCAATGCCCGTTGCGAGCGCAGTAACGCAGCAGACCGCCGACCTCTGCGTTATCCTGGTTCTCAGGATTGCTGACGCGGGCGCAGTAGCCCATCACTGCGTCTGCATCCGGTGTTGACCAAATCAGCTTAACCACGTTGCTCTCTCCATTTTTGAAAACCTTGATCGCGCCATGCCAGCGACGGATCGCCAAGCGCAGCGATAGCCACATCAAGTGCCGCCGTCAGTTCTTTCGGGTCTGTCGGCGGAATGTCAGCACCGAGCCGCCATTTCTGGTGATGGCTCAGGATTTTCAGGGCTGATTCGGGGGTCATTTCACACCCCGCTTCGCCCGGTCGGCGGCAATGACTAAGCGACCGAATGAAATCAAAATACTTTCTATTGGGCCCTCCTGAAAAACAACAATACGCTCTCGGTCGCCCCAATAACATTTCTCAAAACCAGCGACCTCCGCCATATTTATAACTTCCTGCTCAGTAATATCATGCGCTTCAAACTGATCGGGCTTCAGGGAGGCGGCTAGCGTGTCCTCACAACTTTCAGACGCTTTCAAGTTTCGTGCCTCGCACTTGGCGAGGGCTTCGCTGGCGATCTGCCTGTAATGGTCAATAACACCGTTACTGCCATAATTTACGGCAAGCTCCAGTGTGTGTTCTTCCCACCGCGAAATGCGCTCCAGTGCCTCCCGCATCTTATTTTCAATCATGCCCCACCTCGCTTGGCTCTATCGGCGGCGATTACGACGCGGGCGAAGTCCGTCAAGTTTCCGTTGAACCACAGCGTATTGTGTTTGTATCCATCGCACTCGGTCGCCTGCCCTTCGGCACATGCGATCATGGCAATCTCCTTGTCAGTCAGCTCCGGCGCTTCCTGCTGCTTTACGGGTTCACTCCAAGGCCCGCCACACTCGTCAGGATGGGCGCAGTGAACCATGCCGGATTGCTTGCATGCCCGGCATTCTTTCTTAGCATCCTGCTGCACCATTTCGTTGGCATCACCGGAATGGTCGGGCTTCGGGGCGGCGGCGCATGAGATGACCTCTGGAGGGTGTACGCGCCCGGCGATATGCCGCTCACGAAAGCAGCGCGAGCAGCTGGTGGCGGCGTCACCGTGCAGATGGAGGCGGTGCTTTTCGCAGTAGTTGCTCTGGCTCATCACTTCCCCTCCTGCTTGGCGAGAAGGGCGCGGGCTGCGTCGATAGCTGCGTCATATGATTGATGGCCGCCGACTATTGCCTCTGCTGACTTTGGGTAGACCGGCATCCACCGCAGAAGGTTTCTAACAACCTCCACCCACTCGCTCGGCACCTGCGCTGGCTGGGGTGAGGTGTAGAGTTTTCGGCAACCATGCGGGTACTGACCGTTCCATGATTCATTACTGTCTCGCCACACATCGTCACCAGTGATAGGACACTCGTATTTGTATTGGTACGCCCCCGGCTCCTGCGCCTCGCGCTGGGCGATGGATTCATCAATGATTGAAACATCAAAATCACAGTTAAGCGCCCAATCACCGTAGTCATTTACATACATATAACTACGCACATACTCCAACGCCTCCCGCATTTTCTGTTCTCTCATCATCAAATCCTCCAAAGCCCAACAACAACCGAGCCAAATACCAATCCAGCTACCAGTCCCGCCACAAAATCAATCATCACAATCCCCATTTCACCGCCTCCTCTACGGCGGCCTGCATGGCCTTGTGCGCAGCCTCGGCACGCTCTACCGCTGTCATGGCATTGGTCATCAGTTGGATACGCGCCTGCGCGGCTTGGAAGGCCTGCATGGACATCTCTCTGGTCATGCTGGCGCGGATTTCGTCTCGACGCGCTTGCAGTTGTTGGTAGGTCATGCCGTCACCCCGCCCAACGCTCCGTACCACATCATCAGCCCGAGACCGGCACTGATGCCGATCAGGGCGAGCCATTCGTATGCGTTGCCACCGAGCGGCGGCTGGTTGCGTGTTGCTCCGCGCTTGTTCATTTCCCGCACTCCTCAATAGCCAGTTTGCAAATGTCATCCCACTGATCTCCAGACAGCAGCTCGCAGATGTTCACGCCTTCAAGCGTGATGGTGTCTGCATCAAAGTAGGCCTCCTCAAGCGGCTCGTTCCAGCCGTCGCCCTGAGCAGGGAATGCGTTACCTTCGACTTCAAGGTGAAGGCCTCTGTAGTTCACTGATACTTTCATCTCTCACTCCTTAAGCACTGATTGCTGCTGCGCGTGCTTCGCAGCGAAACATCAGCGTCTCAATGATGCTGCCGCGCTCGCAGTACTCTGCCCAGATGTTGTAGGTGTGCTGGTCGGCGATGGTGCCTTCGATGGCGGGCTGGCCGTAGGACTTCAGCATGTTGTTAGCCACCAGTTGCAGCTCGCTCAGCGTGTTCATGCTGTTGATGACGCTTGTCATGGTCTCAATCAGCTTCATGGTCTTGTTCATCTCTCACTCCGGTGTTTCTTGTTGGTGTCCGCGCATCATGCCACCGCGCCGTTTATCCGCAAGCGGATTCCGACGAACGGTAAAGCCTTGTGGCTCCTGGCGGCGGAGGCACTATATGTTGTGGATTAACCCCACTGGTCAGCCATTGCTTGTGCGATTCCTTCGAAGGTACGGCTTCGCTCTTTCCAGCGGTCGTCGCTTGGCGGCAACTTGTTCTGCCCGCTGTCTGTCTGGTTGCCCCACCTGGCCTTTGCCTTGTTCTCTCCGCAGCAAATAGCGCATCCAAATACATCATCGTTTTTGATTTGAACTCCACAGCAAACCAGTCGCGGATGGATGATCTTTGTTGGGCGCAATAACGATAATCCTTTTAGCCAAAGGCATGTCGATTTGCTTGCGTTATGCCCGAATTGCCACGGCTGGATAGTCTGGTCTGGCTTTCTAATGCGGCTGCTGATTACGCTTACTGGATTTTCAAGCGCAATGCGTGGAATTGGTGCGTTCATTAGATGGCGCACAAACTCCAGTGCATCTTCTGTTAGCTTTTCATCGCGCAACCCGCGAGTAGTCCAGTGCATACCGCTGACACTTAGATATGTGCATGGCGGGTGGCACACCATCAAGTCAAACTGCGTCAGGTCAAGATCAAACACACTACCTTGGTAATGCGGCCCAGGGACTTCAGTCGGCAACAGATCGCATGATATGGCGTCATGTCCACGAGCTAGGAAGGCATCGCGCACGCGCCCACTGTATTCACAGGCTACTAATACTCTCACGTCGCCTTCCTCCACTTAGAAACCGTCGTCTTGCCAACACCAAGCGCACGAGCGGCCTCTTTGATCGTCAGGTGGCGCGTCGCATCAACGGCTCGGCGGTCAACTGGAATAAGCCTTGCACCGCGCATCTTGAACTTGATGTCATGCTTCTCGGCGCAATACCGGACGGCGTAATAGCTCACCTCGAACTCACGAGCGATGCCTGCCATGCTCCAGCCACGGTCGCGCAGCTCGATCAGCGCAGTAACTGGCGACTTGTGTTCCAGAGGTTCGGCCAAGCCCTGAAGTCCGGCGATGTTGGAGGGGTTGCGGTAGGTCATTTTCACTCCTGCATTTTTGTAATTGTCACGCGGCACAATCCGCGCAAGTCATGTCCTGGCTCATTCATGATCACATGCAGCCGCTTAACCTGGCTGTCATCGTGATAGACCTTTGCGTGAGTCAGTAGATCAAGGCACGCCTTCAGCGGCGAGTCTGCATCACGCTTGCGCTTGTCTATCGGGAATAGCTCCAGAACAAGCTCCAAGCGGCCTTCCAGAGGCGTTTGCACTCCGATAATGGATAGCCCCTTGCTGCGGTACTCACGCGCCTTAGCGGTCAGAATCTGGCGCCCGCCAAAGGCACGAGTCCACTGATTTACGCTCACTGGGTATGGCAATATGAACTGCATCATAGGAGCGACTCCTGCTCAGGCTTGCGCTCTGGCTCAGCAAACAACTGCCCTTGCGCATACGCCGCCTCAATGCGCTTGCAGGCAATGTCAAAATACTTTGGCTCTCGCTCAATGCCGATAAATGACCTGCCCATCTGAGCGCAGGCGACACCGGTCGTGCCACTGCCCATGAAGGGGTCTAGGATGGTTTTGGCTTTTGGCAGAAAGCCTAGACACCATGCCATAAGCGAAACTGGCTTTTGGGTCGGATGCACTCTTGAATTGGCTATCCCTTGATTTGATAAGTCTCGGATGCAATAAACACCGTGGCCTTTGCTCATCCAAGCCAACTCAGCATCAGAAAGAAAGCTGCCAAACGCGTCATCGTTCCTTTTAAGCCATACAAGGCAGGCTCCGCGAGGAAGTTTGTCTGGGTAGTTGTTCCAGCCCCATATGATTTTTTCGCCAGGTAGACCGACAAGAAATTGAGGGTCAAACGGCTTGTCATCCTCCGCAATGGGCAGGCCATTTGCAGAACCAATCTTGTCACCACGTTTTGCTGCGCTACTAGGACTTCCACCAGAGAAGCGCGTGTTATCGGTATTCAGATTTATCCCATACGGCGGATCAGTAACCACCGCATCAACCCTGCCAAGCGTCGGTAAGATGTCGCGGCAGTCGCCAAGGTACAGCGTTGCTTTTCCAATTTCGACTTTCATGCTCTAAACCTCACTCCTTGCTCTGCGCCAAAGGCATAGACAAGCTCTAGCAGCTCGCTCATCTCACCCTTGGTCATCTTGCTGGTTCTTGCGCCAAGCACAACGAATCCGCCATCAACGCCACGGACTACGCGCTGACGCTTCCATGCCGCTGACAACACATCCTTCCATTCCTCGGCAGTTAGCTTCTCGCCGTACCAGTTCACCTGAGACGCCACATCGGTCAGAGCAGCCCATAGAGCCGCATTCTGCTCAAGGTTGCGCGTAGGCTGCTTGATGGTCACTTCCATGCCGTCAGGAGCCTCTGCAATCGCTTGCAGGGCATAGCGACGGCTGGTTTCATTCAGCAAGTAGCGCACGCACTTTCTCCAGTAGCTCAAGCTCAGTGCCGAACTGACTTTCCCATGCCTTCTGTCCGGCATGAAGCGCAATGCCGTAACCACCAGTCCGATGATGGGTCGGGCAAAGTGGAATGGCATCAAAGTGACTAGCACGCTGCCCCATGCCAGCAAGAGCGCGAGGGTGATGAATCTCGGCAGGAGAATCATCGTACCCAAGGCCACGACAGACGCAGCAGCCCAAGCGGGCTACACGGTCAAGATGGATGCGCTCTTGTTTAGTCATCAGAACGGGATGTCATCTTCAAAGGCGGATTCTTTCGCCGGAGCAGCCTGACGCGGCTTCGGAGCAGCCTCTTTGCTCGGCTGGCTTGGAGCAAAGCTGATGCCGCTAATCTTGCCGACCAGCTTTGCACCGGCTCCCTTTGCGCTCTGGTAGGTTTCGATATGCACATCATCTGCCACGACATGCACGACAGCACCTTTCAGCAGGTACTGCGCTAGAGCCTCGGCCTGCTTGCCGAACAGCGCGAGGTCTACCCACTGGCTCGGCTTCTTGCCGTCATCGCCTTTGCGTCCGTATTCGTACACGCCAGCAAGGTTAGCCACTGCCGTACCGCTGGGCGTGTATTTCAGTTCCACATCGCGTCCAAGACGCACATTGCCTGCAAGAATCATTTGCCTGATACCTCATAGATTGTAATTCTGATACCGAACTTCTTGCACATAGCGAAGAAGCCGATGATTGAGCGGTCGCCCACTTTGTTCTGATCACACCATTGCGTCACCGTGCGACGGTTCACGCCAAGCTCGTTTGCTACCGCGCTTGAGCCTCCAAGAAGCTCGACAGCCTCTTTAACACGCATCGTTTCCTCCATTTATCTAACCGACAACATGCACTTTACATCACGCATATCTGCCTGTAAAGTCTCATTCGTCAACACAAGCAACGGAGTGGAAAAGATGAATGTTTACCAGGTTATCAACAAGGTCATGTCTGACATCAACAAAACCGGCATTGCTAAGGGCAGAAAGAATGCCCAGCAGGGTTATGCGTTTCGCGGCATTGATGATGTTTACAACGCACTTTCGGGGTCAATGGCAACGCACGGCTTAGTTGTATTTCCTCGTGTTCTCAGTCGAGAAGTTACCGAACGAGCAACAAAATCTGGAACGTCTTTGTTCTATGTTGTTGTTGAGGTGGAGTTTGATTTTGTCAGCTCAGAAGATGGCTCTAAGCATGTCGTCAGAACCATTGGTGAGGCTATGGATAGTGCTGACAAGGCAACCAACAAGGCAATGAGTGCTGCGTACAAATATGCCGCCCTGCAAACTTTCTGCATTCCAACAGAGGGCGATAACGACGCGGAAAACGACAGCCATGCGGCCACCTTGAGTGTTGCCATGACTGAGGATGCCATGATCTATGTTGCGCAGATTCAGGCTTGCGAGGATATGAAAACCCTTGGCGAAGTCTGGGCAGAGATACCGGCTGACATCAAGAAACTGGTGGCAAAGGCGAAGGATGCCAAGAAATCGGAGTTTCTCAAATGATCGAACAGCGCACAGACGGCTGGCACTTCCAACGGCTAGGGCTGGCTACGGCCAGTAGAGCCAAGGACATCATGAGCAAAGGCCGCGGCAGTGAGCCAAGCAAGACGCGGCAGTCTTACATTGATGAACTGATCGCGGAGCGCATGACAGGCAAGCAGCAAGGCTTCACCGGAAACGCCGCTACGGAATGGGGCAACGAGCATGAATCTGGCGCCGTCAGCGCGTTCGAGGAAGTGACCGGCAAGCTAGTGCAGTTGACCGGATTCATCCAGCACGCCGACCTGATGGCTGGAGCATCGCCTGACGGCTTGGTGGGAGATGACGCTACCCTGGAAATCAAATGCCCATTCAATACGGCGCGACACTTGCGCTGCTTCATTGATGGCGTGCCGGATGAGCATAACCCGCA